CGGTCGGCAGGGCGGCCCCGTCCACGCCCGGCAGCTTCCCATCGGTCGTCACCACGGCGGCGGCTTCTGATCCCGCGATGACCAGATGATCGGGGCCGAGGGACGCATCCCACGCCGCCGCGGTCAGGCGGAGATTGTTCGGCGGCATCGTGCCTTGCGCGCGTGAGCCTGCCTTCCACACGTTGCCCGCGAGCGTCGTGCCGCTCCAGTCCTTCTCGACGGCCGCGAAGCCGATGCCGTGGTCCTCTGAGAAATACCCGTAACTGCCCTCTGCGAGCATGCTGTTCGTGACGACCAACGGGCCGGGTGATTTCGTATAGCCGGAGTCCGTGCGGAAGTCGAGCCACGAGTGGGCGTTCGTGTGCATCGTGATGTGGTCCATCGTGAAGCCGCCCTCGACGCCGTTCGCCACCGGACACCCGTGCCCCGAGCCGAGCCACGGCGCGACGTTGATGTTGTACGCGAGGATATTCCGCAGCGTCACGCGGCGCATCCAGTCACTGATGCGGGCGCTGTCGTTCTTCCCGATCAGCCCGAAGACGGAACCGATGTTGCGCAGCACGAGGTTCTGCAGGGTCACGTCCTCGCACGTCGCCCATGTCTCCCCGCCTGACCCGTTGCAGGCCTTCAGCATGATGGCGACGCCGGTTGACCAGTCGCGCGCCCAGTTGTTTTCGAGCAGGCAGCGATCCATCGTGAGCCGCTTCACGTTTTTGATCTCGAAGAGGCACTTGATCGAGGCGGCCTTCCATGCGTCGTTGTACTGCTTCGCAAAGGTGCAGTCGCGGATCACGATGTCCTGCGAGGTCATCGCAGGCGAGGCACTATCGGCCCCGCCGAACATCATGTTCTCGCCACTCGCTTCGAGGTAGCAGTCATCGACGAGCAGGTTCTGGCAACCGTTCCACCCTTTGATCGCCTGCGCGTCGCGGCCCTTCTCGATGATGTCTTTGAAATATGACTTGCGCACAGTCACGTTGGCGGCGTTGGCCGAGATGCCGAGATGCGCACCGAGCACCGGATCACCGTAGACGTAGATCCGGTCGAAGGTGAAGGCGTCAGGGCGGTCGGCGGGTGTGAGCATGCCGAGTTCATCGCCGCCCATTTCGATGTGCGGATACGACTTCGTCACAGGTGGCGCGAAGCCGATGTTGACGAAGGCCGTCTGTCGTGACTGATTCGGGATGCGGAGCTGCGACCGATTGGCCGTCACGCCTTCGAGGATGGCGAGGGCCTCCGCGTACTCGGGGCCGGTGCGCGTCTGCTCGTCGGGCAGGTTCTCACTGTCGGAGGTAAAGATGATCAGGCGCGCATCGGTCGGCCGCGCTGCGAGTTTCAGGTCACCGCGATGCACGCCCGGCGCGAGCTTGAGGACGCCGCCCGTCGGTAGCAGCGTGTCGTAGGCGTCCTGTACGCTCTCCCCACACGCCACAGGGATCACGACGTGCCCCGGTTCCGGCTTCGGCACCAGCAGCACGCTATCGAGTTCTGCCCGCGTCGCGTCCACGTTCGCGACGATGGCATCGAGCAAGGCGTCAATGCGTGCGCGCGCGTCGGCCATGTTTGTCCTCCTACGGATTCACTGCGGCGGTCGCGGGGGCGGGGTCCACAGCCGTCGCTGTCGCCGTCGCGCGGCGCGATCATCGAGGATCGCCCACAGCAGGATCGCGGCGAGGAGGATGCCCGTCACCGCGACGATCACGACCATCTAGAACGCCCCCACGCCCCACAGTTGCCGCACGAACGCGCGGAAGTCTTTCGGGGCGGGGAGAGCCTCGAGTCCCGACCAGATGCGCGAGAGGAGGGTGAGATCCGCGAACGCGGTTTTGATCACCGCCACCTCCTGCTCCGTGTACCCGAGGGCGATGAGATCGGGATCGGGGGTGGCTTCAAGGTACGTCTGCATCGTGAGTACGTCCTCGAAATTTTTCTGGAACGCGCGCGCGATATCGCCCGCGCGGCTATCGATCTCGGTCTTCGTCACGGGGAGTCCGACACTCATGGTGGGGGTTCCTCTCTGAAAAACTTCAGCTCACTTGAAACGTGATCTGTCCGTAGACGGCCGTCGTGTTCGTTGTCGCGGTCCAGTTCGGGAATCCTTGTTTCAGGATGCGGAGGATCGTCCCGCCGGTCTGGATCATCGCGCCAGCCACGGCCACGCCGCCCTCGCTGGCGTAGGGCACGGGTGCGTTGAATTGCCCCGCGATGCTGAACCCGCCCCATTGCCCGCTCCGAATCTGGAGATCGGTGGACAGCGTGCCGCCCACGCTGGTCACGTCGAGGGCGAACGTCATCGTGACGGTGCGCCCGCTCAGCCGATACACAATCGTCGCGATGTCCGCGGCTTGCACGGTCCACGTCATCGATCCCGAGCCGACAAAATCGGCGGCGTTGTACGGTGCGGTGATCCACCCGCCCTGCTCGTGCGTGATCATGCGCCACAGGCCCGAGATGGCGTTGTCGTAGACGAACGTCACTGACCCGCCAGCCGTGATCGGCGTCGGGGCGGAGGTCGCGACGTTGATACAGCGCGCGAGGCTAGAGGGCGTGCCGCTCAGATGGGCGAAGGTAAACGTCGCCGCTGCGGCCCCGTAGACGATGAGCCGCTGCCCATTCAGGCCCGGCGCGATGCCCTGAATCACTGCGCCGGTCGCACTCGTGAGGTAGATCACGAGGTCGCCGTTGCCTGCGGGAATCGGCAGCGTCGTGATCGCCCCGGCCGTCGCGATGACGGAGACACCGGGTTTCCCGGCCACGCTGGAGGCTTCGAGCGTATCGACGCGCGTATCCATCGCGACATCGGCGGCATCGAGCGTGGCGAACCCGCCGTCGATCTGGTTGTAGATGACCGTTTTTTCCGCGTTGTTGATCACGGTCCCGGTCGTGCCGGTGCCGTCATCGTCAATCCACGGCGTACGGGTGATGGTGACAGGCATCGCTATGCGGCCTTTCGGATCGCGCGAAGCAGATCCTCAAACGTGAACCGAATCGAACTGGCGGTCGCGGTATAGAGCGGCATCAGTCGCGGCTGACCGGTGACGCCGTCCGCCGTCGGGGTAAACGTGATCGTCACGTCCTGAATCAGTAACTCCGTGACGAGGTTGAACGGTGGACCGAGGTTGATCGCAATCGTGCGCCCGGCGCGGGTGTTGATGTCGCGCGTCTGGAAGCGCGCCTCGACGAGCACGTCACGGCGCAGCGCGAGATGCGCCTCACCGCGCGCCGTCGATTCCCGTTGCGACAACCGCCGGTCCTGCAGGAACGCCTCCTGAATCCCGTCGCCGCCGACGAGACCGGCTAACGCGAGTTGCGCGGCCCCGTCGTCGACCTGCACGAGCAGATTGACTTCGTCGCCCTTGAGAATCGGAAAGCGAATCGAACCGGTGCCGGTCGCGGGAATGCCGAGCAGCGATGGTGCCGCCGTCGCGGTGGAGTTGAACGAGATCGATGCCGTGATCGCGCCCGGTCCGCTCGCAGGAATCCCGGTGAGCACATTGCCGTTGAGGCTGGTGTACCGGATCACCTGTTGACCGTTCCCGATCACCGCCCAGCCGGATGCGGGGAACCCAGCGACGCTCGCCATCTGAATGGTCGCCGCGCCCGGCAACACGATGCCTTGCGGCTGCGTCAATCCCGACGTGTCGCCCGCGGGCACCGTCGCGCCCAGCGCGCTGTCGGCCGCGCTGTCGGCGTAGGTGGTCGTCGTGTTGTCGGCGAGGGTGGCGAGGACCTTCAGGATCGTGCCGCCCGCGAGGGTGCGATACAGCTTCCGACTCGTGACCGAGGCCGCGCCGGTCGGGATCGCCGTCAGCGTGACGCGGTTCGCGGTGGTCGTGTTCACGGTCGGCGCGTTCGCCCCGAGACTGCTATCGGGCGAGTAGTCGCCATACGTGCCCTCGACCGCGCCATCGAGCGTTGCCACGAACTTCAGTTGCGTCCCGCCCGCCGCGGTCCGATAGAGCTTGCGCGCGGTGACGAGTGCCGAGCCCGCGGGAATGTCCACGATGAACGCGGTCAGGGTCGCCGTGTTCGTGGTCGGTGGTGCGGATTGCAGATCCGCATTCGGTTTGGTGTCGGTGTAGGTGGTCGTCGTGTTGTCACCGATCTCGGTGAGCAACCGCAGTCCCGCCCCGCCAGAGCGCCGGTAGATCAGCCGACTGCTGATGGTGGGCAGCGTGGTGATCGGTGCGGTCGGGATATTCGTGAGCGGCACCGCCGAGAGGGCCGAGGCGGTACTCACCGTCGGTGCGAGGTTCGGGTTGTTCGAGGTGCCTCCGCCTTGCGTGTAGAACCCGTACTGCGTTCCCGGCGGGTACTCCGGATGGTTATCGGTTTGGTAGGTCAAGTGATACTGCCCGCCCGGCACTGACGACCCCCACTGATACAGAAAGATCACTTTGACGCGGGGGTCTTGTGAGAACGGCACCATGATCCGCACTGGGGCCGACTGCGCCGGGTTCAGCGGATCGTTGTTCGAGATCGTTTGAATCGTGGCGGACGGTGGACTAGAGGCCGTCTGATGCGAGAAGTCGACGTAACTCTGCGTCGTGCTGTACGCGTAGACGTAGCGTTGCGATTCGCCAATCGGCGAGTACGATCCCGTCGCGGGTGCGCCGTTCGCCTGCGTGCTGACAGTCGGCACCGTCGTCGGATTCGGCGGCGGGTAGAGCTGGACGGGCGGGCCAATCGGCCCGGGTGTGGTGTAGCCGGTGGGGCTATGGAACACGACGGCGTACTCGTGCGAGCCTTGATCGACACCGCCGGTCGTGGCGGGCGCGGGCGTGCCGGGAATGGGTGCACCAGTCGGTACCGCTAACAGGCCCGTGGAGACGGCGGTGACCGGACCGGGCGTGGTCTCGCCCGTGCCCGTGACGAACGACACCGCGTAACTGTGCGCGCCCGGATCGATCCCCGGATTGGCCCCGTACGGGGCACTCACCCCCGGTGGTGGTGGTGGCGCGAGTGCGCCGACAAAGATCGTGGCGCGTGGTCCCGCGATCGATTCACCACTCGCGGTCGTGAACGTCACCGCGTAGTCATGTGCGCCCGTATCGATCCCGGCGCCCGCGGCCAGCGTCAGGGTCACGGCGCCGGACGGGGCCGCGCCCGGTCCGACGAGGCCGCCCCCGCCACTCGCCACCACGCTTGTATAGGTCAGGCGTTGCGGACCACTGACCACGACGCCGCCGGTTGTGGCATACCACCCGATATCTCCGTCGAGCGGCAGCACGGTCTCGCCGACGGCGCAGTTCGCGGCGCTGTTGACGCCGCCGCCTTCGACATACACGCGCGTCACGATTTGACTGAGATCGCGCGTGGCGGTGAATGCGTAGAGTGAGTGATGGACGGCGTTGAGCTTCGATGGGTTCGTGGTCGCCGTATCCTCGAAGAAGACCCAGACCACCTTGCGGTAGTCACACTGCCACGATCCGCCGACACGGCGGACCAGTTGCGTAAGACAGCCCGGCAGCGTGGTCTCGGTGAACGTGATCTCGTCGACGACTTCCGCGCCGATGTCCGCGGCGACCTGCACCGTGTACCCCGGCGCATAGGTCGCGATGAGATCCGTCACGATGGTCTGCACGGTCGCGTGCAGATAGCGGGTCCGGACCTGCCGCCGTTCGAGGCCCCACGTGTAGTCGATCATTCGCAGATCGTCTTCCGCATTCGCGGGGCGCTGGCCGACGTAGCCCCGCGTGGTCGCGAGAATCTGCCCCCCGAATAATCGATTCGCGTTGTTCTTCGAGCCGAGCGTGATCACGACGTCCTGCCCCTCGACGGGATGGACGCCGTTCATGGTCAGCGCGGCGAAGTTCGCGGTCGTCGGCGTGTCGTTGAGCACGTCGTGAATCGAGGCTCCGGCATAGAGCAGGTGCCAGTTGTAGGTGCCGCCGATGGAGAGGAAGACGATCTTCGAGTGCGCGTTCGCGCGGGTCGCACCGGAGCGCGCCACGTTCGACAGCGCGAACAGCGGCAGCACTTTGCCTTGCGCGACGGGATACCCGGAGCGCGTCGCCTGTGATCGCGCGATGCCCGCGCGGGCAGGGGTCAGGATCACGCCCGCACTCCACGGCCGCGCGCCTGTTGTGCGAGGGCATCGCTCACGGCGCGAGCAATCGCGTCAGGCGTTCCGAGCGGCTGCGTGACGGAGATGTTGATTGTGGACCCACCGCCGCCCGTGGGCGTGATGAACCCAGATGACGCACCGGGCGTAAAGAGTTCCGGTCCGCGTTCGCCGACGAGGTACGTCGTGCCGCGCTGGACGCCGCCGCCGCCCGCGCGCCTCGGCATGCCGACCCCGGCCATGTTAATGAACTGCCCGGCCGCAATCGCCGCCGCCATCTCGGGCGTCATCCCGGTCGCGCCGCCGCCGTAGAGCGTGGTCGCGACCGACCCTTGCGCGGTGTTGCCGAAGAACGCCGCGAGCTTCGGATCGTCGACCAGCATGTGCAGTTGGTTCATGAAGACGCCCGTCTTCCCCGCGGCCTCCTGCATCGAGTTCCCGACCTCGCGGACTTTGGCGGGCGCCTTGTCGGCCGCGGTGGTCGCGGCGTCCTGTGCCTTCGCTTCTTCCAGTAGCGCGTCCGTGTATTCCTTCATCAGGAGGTCTTCCTGCGCGTACTGGTCGATGTTCTCCTGCTTCTTCGCGTGCAGCGCGTCCAGCTTGGTGGTGTAGGTATCGAGCGCCGACCCCATCGTCTGGTGCCCGGTCACGTCAAGCCCATAGGCGGCGTTCAACTGCGCACGCGCGTCGAGTTCGGCTCTGACTTGTTCGTTGCGCAGTCCCGCCTGTCTCAACTCTTCGGCCTGCAGGATCTTCATGCTCTCGATCTGCCGCTTGTCGGCCGCTTCGCGGAACGCGGTGACGGACTCGAAGATTTTTTTGTTGTCCTCGCCCACTTGCTTCGTTTCGTCGGCGGCGGCCTTCTGCGCCGTGACATACAGTTCGAGCGCGGGCACCGTCACGCCGGGCACGAGTGAGGCGATCTCCTGCAGGCCGAGGCCGAAGTTCTGAAGTTCGTTGACCGATGTTTTCTGCGCGTCGGTCAACGTCACGAGGGCCCTCTCGCGCAGGTCCTTCAACTTCGCTTCGAGTACCGTCGCCTGCGTGATCACCTGCTGTTGCGGCTGGTCCCACGTCTGGAAGGACGTGGCCACGGCCTGATTCGCGACGGTGACGCCTTTCGCGGCCGCTTCCATCTTCGCGGCCTGTTCGAGGTAGGCGGTGAAGGTGGTTTGATCCATCGGCCCACCGCCCGTCGCGGCCAACGCTTTACCAACTTCCTGTGCCGCCTTGACAGTGATCTGGCCCGCCTTCAGCAACCACGCTTCCATGCGCGTGACGCCGCGCCCGACTGCGGCCTCAAAGTTGTTCGCGCTGTCGATCACCTCTTTCGAGATCAACGCGTCCTTCGGGACTTGGTTCATCTCGTCGCGCAGTTTGCCGAGCGCCGGATTCAGATCCTTCGACAACTTGCTCCCGAATAGGTCGGCGGCGACCGAGCTTTTCAGCATCGGATCTTCGATGCGGCCGACGGCCTCGCCGAGTTGCAGGAACGCTTCTTCGGGACCCGCGGCAAGCATCTGATCGACACTCAGGCCGAGCGCGACCACGGCACTCTTCGCGCTGTTCGGTCCCGGCGCGGCGAGGTCGGCCGACAGCTTCTGCACCGCGTTCGAGATCGTATCCATCGACAGGCCGAACCCCTGCCCGGCGTACGCCATCTTTTGCAGTTCGTCGGTCGAGATGCCGGTCGCGGTCGAGAGGTCGCCGAGCGCCGCCGCACTCGTGATCGCGCCCTTCGCAAAGTTCACCAGCGCGCCAATCGCGAGGTCGATGCCCATCGCGCCGAGCACACCCTTCGTGACGGAGAGCGCCGACGACCAGCCACTCGTCGCGGTGGTGACGTTCTTCGTTTCGGCGGCGAGGCGGGACATGCTCTCGGGCACTTCGCCGCCCATCGCTTTGATCTTCTCGACAGCTTCCTCGACCGTCCTGCCGACCCGGCGCAGTTCCGCCTCGGTGAGCTTCGAGGCGCCGCCGATGCGCTCGACCGCTTCGACCATCAGCCCGGCGTCCTGAATCACCTTGGTGCCGGAGAGCGATTGCGTCATCCGGGTCAGGGACCGCTGCACCTTGTCGGCGTCGTCCTCGAACGCGCGCAGCTTGATATCGGCGGTTTCGACCGCCTGATTGAAGCTACTGAAGTCCGCGCCAAAAATACCGGTGATCGCCATAGCTACACTGGTTCCTCGATCTGGTCCTCGTGCGCGTGCGCGTGGTCGCGGTTCAACATCTCCACCAGCAAGTCATAGACGTGCCCCGGCAGCGCGTCCACCCATTCGTACCGCCACCCGTTCATCAACCGACAGATGCGAAGGTTGGCCTCGACGCGGCGTCTGATGTCGGGGCGTTTTTTTTTGCGTCGAGCGCGGCCTCTTCGTCGCCCTCGTGGCGGTCGACCACGGCGATGAGTTCGCGGATCGTCGCCTTGTCAAGGGAGCGCAGGTGCGCGCGCCGTTCCACGTCGGGCAGCTCCGGCGACCACGGCACCACCTGATCGTCGAGGCCGAGCATTGACCACGCGACGACGTAGGTAAGGATCTTGGCGAACGGTTGCCGCTCGCTCTGCGCGACCAGCATGTCGAAGTACTCGCCTGCGTTCAGTTCCCGCTTGACCTCAATCCAGTCGCCACCCGAGAGCGGCAAGCGGATCGTGCCGGGCCGCACCACGCGACACCGAGACATTGGACCTCCTGTCTATTGCAAGGGTTGACCGAGCGTCGCTCTGAGTTCGTGCGTGCCTACCGTGACGTCGAGGACTTGCCAGCACCAGCGCCCGCGGTCGCGCGGGGCCGTGAAGATCAGCTCGTGCACCTGCACCGCCATCCGCACCTGTGCGGGATCGATGCGGTCGCAGGTCGCGGTGAGCCGCCACTCGCGTCCGCGCTTCGCAATCGTCCATGCGGTGCAGGTGGCGGCGGCGCGGTAGCCCCAGAGCAGCGAGCCACGCGCACCGCGCACCGTCACATCCCGAAACATGATGTGCGCACGCTTACGGCGTCGGTCCCGGCCCCGTCCACGGCCCGGCGGCGGCGAACGTGCCCGATACCTTCGGTGCCGACAGCGAGGCGTCGATGTCGGCGTCGAGGTACGCGAGGCCTTCCCACACGAAGGTCGGCTCCGTGTTGTTCGGCATCAACTGCAGCATGCCGGGCGTCGGTGCGTCCGCGGCCTCGAACAGGGTCAGCTCTGCCGAGTTCCAGAACCCGGAGACGCTGCCCGACAGATCCTTCATCCCGGGGACGTAGACCTTATTTGAGTCTCCAAAACAGGTCACATCTTCCTTGTCGGTTTTGATCGACAGCTTCCACGCGTTGAGCGAGATCACCTCGATCAACGTGGCCCCACCTGCACCCGTGGGGTCGTACAGCACCTTCCCGTACCGGCCGGTTTTGATCGCCATGCCACTGCCCTCCGTTATCCGATTGCCATCTGCACGCGGTACTGCCCACCGCGGCGGTTCCATTTGATCGACGCATCGAGGTCGTCGACTTCGGTGCGCCGTTCGGGCTTCTCGCGGTGCATCGTCATGTAGGTGTAGCCCGTCAC